TATTTCCGTTTATCACTGCTGTATTTACAAAATCTAATATTATCAGTCCGGCACCTGAATAGCCCTTGATTGAAATTTGTTCGTTTAGCGTTCCGTAAATATTAAATCTTAGCACTGCACCATTTAAAACTTTTCTATTTTTGTAAAGTGTTTGTAATACATAACCCACGGATGAATAAGTCTGCCCTGTACCAACATTATAGGTGCCAGAATCATTGATCACCCCAGAAATCACCGGACAATCAAATTCATCGGCTTCTAAAACTGGGATGATTGCTCCAGATTCTCCGAATGCTGCTATCAGGGTTTCTCCGTCTTTGATTTGCATTCCGTTATATTGTAAATCAGTATGTACAGATTCAGCGCCACTACCGATCTTTATCATCTTATTGGCTAGATCAATTTCTAAAGTTCCATCCGTACTTCTTAACTTTCCTGTCGTTACCTCTCCCAAGTTCGCGCTTATGGCACTTAGACTTTCAGTTAAAATAAACGATGCAACGATCTTTCCGTCCATAGTGATGGCGGTCGCATAAGGTCCATTAATGCCTGAAGAACTGTAGCCAAATCCATTGAGATTCGCTCTCCACAGCTTAGTAGCTGTAGCCGGGTCCTCTGTATCCATAATCAGGATTTCACCAGGTCGCTTTACAACATGTCCGCCTAAGGCGTTTGTCAATAGCGTTGTAGCTTCGTCTATGGCTTTCTCCAGGTCTGTTTTATTTAACGATATAACTGATGCCATATCATTTATCAAACCGTTGAGCTTAGTCAGAGCGTTTGCTGTGGTCTTAGTGAATGATCCTATCTCAACATCAGCATTCTTGCCTGTGAGCAGATCCTTTTTTATTCTAATTATCCTTGCTTTGTGATTAAGACCTAAATCTTTGTAGGTGCATTGGACTGTATCACCCAATCTGACTTTAACAAGGTTCTGGAATGCTTTATATTTTGTTGTATTCTCAAGCAATATCAAATCAACTTTGATGTTTTTGACTGGTATATCGCATTGCGTATTCGTGTAATAGGCCAATGCTGCAGCCCTTAAAAGGACGATTGCAGCAGCTTCATCGATATCATTATCAGCATCTACACCAATATCGAATTCCACTTCTTTAATGTGAGGGTCGGGAAATTCATTTAGGTGAGCACTATCAACATAAACCTCAGGAAGTTCAAGCCCGTCTTTGCCCTTAGGTCTCATACGAGTTATCAGACTGTCCCAGTCGCTTTCAATCACTACACCTTTGATGTTCTTTCCGTACTCAATTGTAGCGCCATTGTCAGCCCCTATACGCCCCTTGATAGCTATCACATGATTATTAACCTCAAGTTCTCCACCCCATCTTGTTAGGATTGAATCAGAGCCTATGAGGCATTGCATTGGATTCTTGTTAATAAAATATTGTGTATTCACGGTTGCAATATCAGAGGATGCTGTGAAGGGATGAGGAAAATTAGTTCCGTTTAGGACATCCTGCATGGCACCTAAACAGTTCTTGTTTGTTGGTCTAACATCCCTTACTTCATTGCCTAATAAATCCCATACTCGATGCCTGCAATATATCGTGGATTCAGTGGCATTATCTATCACTTTGTAAATTCTGAAAGGTTGCTCATCCATATAGATAAGCCTTCCTTCCCTAATCAACTTCCATTTTTCAGCCTTGTCATGTTTGACATCAATTTCAGCAGTGTAGTACTTATTTAGGGCATTATCAGATTCTGCTCTGGTTACAATATTTGTGATATCACCTAAACCGAAGGAACTGTAATCTATTGAATCGTGTTCAAATAGTTTGATCATTAGCAATTCCCCCAGTTTGGTATAATTTCAACTTTTGTGACCGTACCAACCCACGATATGACATTATCTCCAGTCACTAACTTTGGCCACTCATTGGCTGCCACATCATTATTTTTTGGGGTTAGGTCCTTATAGCACTCTCTGATGTCTGCATTGATGGTCACATATTCAGAAACATTCTTCAGGATGTAATTGTCATTATTGATTGTCAACGTAATTTCGCCTGTGCCATAGACCTTAATAATAGGATTAGCTGATGCTGTCCCAGGATTGCTTAAGGTACTCGATCCTAACAAAGTAATCATATCCAAGCCTTCATCAAGATAATTGAGAGGCTGGCACTTGATCTTTATGGTCCCTTGTCTGAGTAACAACCATCTCGGCCAGTCCACTTGGCCATATATACGGCCTTTGTAAAACACACCAGGCTCGGAGGATAATTTCAATATTCCTTCACCCCTAAGCCATGCCTTGATGTAATTCAATTTCGTTAAATCCTTAAGTGTGATCAATATCTCTTTATCTATAGGCGCTAAGGATTCGTCATCGTTGTAGAGATATCCATCACGCCCATCGACTTCTTCAAACTTCCCTTTCTGACTTGCAGTCTGTATAGGAGGAAGTTTGTTTACAACTATTTCCAGATCTTCACTACTTGTGTTATTCCAAATGAAATGAGGTAACATGTTAACTCCTCCTTTATGCAAACTCCCAGTTTTCTTTCTCTATGTCATTTTTTAATGCTCTATCAAATTCCGGATATAGCTCTCTTGATACTATTTTCTTATCCAGGTAAACATTAGGATTCTTGCTTGCGATAATTGATAATAGGTCAATCATCTTCGCAAATAGGGTTGTGTCATTCTGCACGCCTAGAGTCTTCATTGCATCTGACATGATCGGTACAAGCTTATTCAAAGGAAGTATAGCTTCTCCGCCTGTTGATGGTTCTGCAAAACCTTGTAATCCTGCAGCCGTATTTAAGATTGTAGGCTTCGTGAATATACCGCCTAATGCGTTCCACTTCACACCTAGTGAAGGCTTGCCTGGTAATCCTAGATAGTCTCCAATCTTTCCCCAGAATCCCTCTTTACTCCATGTGACAGAGAATGAAGGTAGCTTAATCGAAGGTAATGACCATTTGAAATCAAAAAATCCTTTAATCTTCTTAATGGCTTCATCGACCTTGTCTCTAGCAAATTGAATCTTTTCTTTAATGCCATCCTTAATGTTGTCGAATATTCCCAGGACCGTATCTTTCACGCCCTTAACCTTGTCGAAAAACTCTGTGATCTTTGCAATGGCTCCTTGAACTTTGTCCCTGGCAAACTCAATCTTGTCTTTAATACCAGTTGCAATCTGTTCAAACCATTCAATAACGTTAGTGACTAGAGGGATAATATATTCTCTGAATTTATCAGCCAGCCATTTTATGATTGCACCAACAAATTCGATTGCGGGCTTGATAACATTGTCATATACCCATTTCAGGGTATCTCCCATCGTCTGGAATGCTGCCTGAATTTGTGGCATGTGTTCCCTGAACTTATCTGCAATTGCTTTGACCAATTCAATGATCACATCAAATACAGGTTTCAGGATGTTGTCCCAAATATCAGATATCAATTTAAACGCTGTTTCTACCACTGCAAATATCCATGGCCATGCTGCTAAAAAGATATCCCATACGACTTTAACGAGATCCACAATCGCATCGAATGCTGGTTTAAGTGTGGTTTCCCATATCTGCTTTACCTTTGAGAATACGGCATCCACAAGCGCTTGAATTCGTGGCCAATACTCAACGAACTGGTTTACAACATCCTGTACCATTTGAACAATAAACTCGAATATCGGAGTACCTACGTCTTGCCATACCTGTTCTATGAAATCAAAGGTCTCTTTGAATTTCGCTTGGATCCACGGCCAATTCTCTTTGAAAAAATCAATCACAGTTCCAATCGTGGTACCAAATTTATAAAATGCTCCTGCTATACCGTCTAAGGCATCGGGATCACCTACACCTTTAATACCATCTTTCAGAAATTCAAAGTTTCTTTTTATATTGTCAAAAAACGAGAAATCGAAAGTTCCCATTCTGCTTTGTAGCGTTTCGATACCAGCTGTAATCTTCTGTACTACCTTAACTGCAACTGCTAAAACAGGCGTTCCTATTGTGGCTATAAATCTATCCCAGGTAGCTTTCAAGTTACCTGTTACATTTTCCCATGAGTCAGCTTCTCTTGTAGCCTGTCCCATAGCACCATTTAATTCATAGGTTTTCTCTACCGTCTCAAGTAAGAGATTCTGTCTTTCCGCTTCATTCAGGTCCTGCCATTTTTTACCATATTTATCTAACGACTTTTGATTCATCTGATTCGCATTAGTAAATACACCTATAGCATCACCTGCAGCAAAGTTACCCTTCATAAATGAGGCTATTGAGGCTGAGGCTGTTTCCATCGAAGTATCATAAAAGGCTGCACTATCTGCAGCAAGCTTAGTGGCTTTTTCAGTGGCCAGCATTGAGGCTTCAGCACTCATGCCTGCACCCTTTGTTTGAGCACCAAATGAGTTCCAGGAAGTAGTCAATCTGTCTACATGGATACCTAGCTCTTTAGACTGATTCTTGATTTTATCCATTGCAGCGCCAGCATCGTTACCAAACACCTGATCGAACTGAGCGCCCATTGCTTTGATTTTAGCGGATGTCTCAATCATCTGTTTGCCAAAGGCTATAATTTTTTGTACTGCAAATGCTGCAACAATAGCACCACCGATTTTCTTCATCGCAGAACCTATCTTTGATTCAGATTTTTGAGCGGTGTTTGTTACTTTGTCAATGTCACCAGAGGCTTCTTTGCCATTGGTGATAAATTTTCCCATGAGAGTGAATAATTCCATTGCTTCACCTCCCTACTGTTTCTTTTCCTTGATATATTTATTAGCAATTTCTAAAGCCTGTTCTTGAGCCTCTTCAGAGATTGCTGGGGTGATCTGTTTTGTTACTGCATCTTTATATTCCTGGTAGGTCATGTCAGACATGATTGATTTATGCAGATAATATTCCATCATCGCTTCTTCCTGAATTTCTCCCATAAGAAAGACAATGTAATCGTAAAGCTCTCTAGTATTGGATAGGGTTTTTAGTAATCCATCTACATCGGCATAGCGTTTGAAGAAGATGTCTTTTAAACGTTCTTCTCCTATTTGCTTAAGAATGACGATATAGATTTTATAAAATTTGCAAGTTCAGGCTTCCTAAAGAAATTTATGATTAATTCTCCATAAATATCAATTTCTAGTTCCTGAATATCTTTCACTGTTGTGCCACAAAGAGAAGCAAGTAGCCTATTGATATCATCTTTTCCTCTTTCGATATTCCCCAAGGCCACTTCCATAAGTTCAGCGACAAAATCCATTCCAAGATCAGCCATTTCATCATCGTCTTTTTTAGTCTCAGCCTTTTCGGGCTTTTTCTTTTTTGCTGAGGCTTTTTCAGTGGCATCAGCTTGCTTTTTAAAGAAAGCCTTAAGCATGTCCTTTATTCCTAACTTAGAAAACAATGTCAGTACCGGAAATAAATCCTGGCCTGATAATTTACGCATTTCCATTTAACTAACCTCCAGATATTTTTGTATAAAGTAAAGAGCTAGGTTTCCCTAGCTCACTGTTACTGTGCATGTTCCTGTAAATTTGCCATCTCCAGTCTTTACAGTGACCGTTGCAACACCTGCAGCAACACCTATGACATGTCCTTCAGCATCTACTGAGGCGATGTCATTATCGGATGATGTGTACTTAAGGTCTGGGTTTGTTGCATCAACTGGCGCTATGGTTACTACAAGAGGCTTAACTGCTGCTATAGCAACTGCTAATGCTCCTGGGACTGTAATACCTGTTACAGGCTTAACTTCACCAGGGAAATAAATCTTCCATGCTCCACCGACTGCGGTTGGATCTTCTGCTCTTGCTTCAAACGTTACAGGGATTCCTGCTTCAGAATGATTTGCAGTCTCAGCACCTAGACCAGATACGGATATTCCGTATTCCATCATGATCAATACTGGTGCATCGTCCCCTTCTCTGAGTCCGAAAACAGCGATGTCCTTAATGTAGTCAGTGTCATCGATCTTGTGCTTTGGCTCAAGAACCTTGTACCCTGTTGGAGCTTCATCTACTACCGCATCCCTTGATGTGGAGATCAATGAGGCTTTCAGGTTTGCAATGGTCCATTCCTTCAGCGTGGTTTCAATTGTCATGTCAGTGCCTTCGATATAGTCATTACCCTTCACCTTGATAAGAACACCGTCGATTTCTGCTTGTCTCATATTCTGGACAATAGAAACCTTGACACCGGATGTCGTGGCACCTAGGCTCTCACCTTCAAACTGTCCTAGGGCTTTGTTGTAAACAACATCTCTCCATAAGGAAGCGGAATGAAGCATAAAGTTTTCAGCACTTGTAGAAGTGAAATTTGTTCTGTTTAATGCTTTCATGTTTAATACCTCCGATAAATTTTTAATTTGAATTGCATGAATTTACGATTAATCTCAGTATCTGGCTGAGGTATGGACCTCGCCAGAATGAATTGAAAATTTACGATATAATCATCATTCTTTGCTCTTGATTTATTAAGTTCCAAGCAGAATCTTGTACATAGTTGCTCGATTCTTATCTTGTCATTTCCTGTGTTATCGAAAAGTTCAATTTCCAGATCACCATTTAGGACACCATCATCGTCATCACCATCCAGGACAAGCCGATAAATAGCATAAGGAAAAACAACATCCTTTGACGGATTGAATTCATGAAAGGTATTAGGATGAATTGAACTTAATTTACTGTATATAGCACTTAACACCTGTTACACCTTCCTTACTTTGAATTTTTGTCCTAGGATCTCCTGACAGCGCTTTTCAATCTGTTTCTTCACTGATTTATACCCTGGCCTCATGTAAGGCTGCGCTCTCATACCCATAGTGAAGATTGTCTTTCCATCTTCATCCTTGTAAGCCCATCCGCCTTTTCTACCCTGGCCATTCTCTGCATATATTCCGGTTCCAAATTCTACCCATACAGCATATTCAGTATTTACACCAATCGTCACACTCATTTCTGCTTCGTTGACTTTATATCCTAGAGAGGTCTTTAATGCGGTTGTGTCAGTCGGTATGAGTGGAAAGATTGCACTATAGATCAATTCCCCTATCTCATATAACATTGCCTTCTGGGCTTGTCTGAGGGCTTCCTTGCATGCTGCTGAATTGTCTTTAAACTGCATGAGCTACACCACCTTATTGAGATAGACTTCAAGGTGATGATGTTGATTGCCTGGATCATCTACAAATACGATTCTATAGCCTGGTTTATTCTCATCCGTACCTACACCCTGACCTTCTTTTAAGTCAGTCCTGTAGGGAAGAATAAGCACATGGGTAGAGGCTTCAATGTATGCATTTTGTATGATATTACCTTTGAAGTCTGTTCCTGTAAGCATGTCCAATAAGCCATCATTAACCATGAAAGCAAAGGTCTCGGTTTCAATAGTTCCACCAATTCCATTCGGCTGACTGGTTTTACTAAAAATATAGAATTTTTCTTTAGTCATCCTACCACCTCAGTTTTCGATGCTTATCGAGAAACTTCAATAGTGATGCAGGATAACCTTCCTCAGAGTTTGAGTCCATATCAAAATACGTGGTGCTTACTCTTGAATAGGTCTCTGACTTGATGCCTAGTTTCCCGGTCATTCGAAGTTCATACTCTATCAATTTAACTACACCATCTACTACATCAAGCGGATAAACCACCTTAGTGACCATAATAAAGTCCTTTTCATCAAGGATGGATTCATTTACCCTAAGTGATGTTCTTGTCACCTCAGCGACCGTATAAAGCCCATCATTTAGTAAACTATCGGATATCTCTATCGTCTGTGCAGGTCTGAATCCCAACAAAAGAAAGTCAGCACCCTTTATAGTCTTATCTGCAGAAATCACTTCAAGTGTAGTGTGGGATCTAACTCTTTTGTCCTGAAATTTATTATGGGTATTTCCTCGAACCATTTCTTCCAATGCTTTTAGCTTCGCTCCCAGTCTGGAAGGGTTTCCAATACTCACATCGTCTGGAAGCAACAGTGTGAGATCATCTATTGTAATAATCATGTAACCACTCCCTTGTAAATAGTAAAAAAGCGGTTACTTAGAACCGCTTTTGCCTCTCTTAGATGTTGTTTTTTCTTCTTCAGCCTCTTTTATAGGCTCTTCTTCAACTTCTTCTATTGGATCTGTCACTTCTTCTGGAAGTTCTGGTTCTGTGAGCTGCTGTTGCTCAACCATGATTTCCTTGAAGCCTTCTTTGAGAAGGAGGTCTCTTTCCTTATCGGTGGAGACCAGTCTCTCAACATTTAACCTTAAAAGCCTATACATTATACAGGCTTAGCTTCTTTGTAGTTGATGTAGATTGAGGATACAGCATTGTCCTTAACCCAAAGATCATGATATCTTCTGTAGTCCATAGACCAAGCGTTAGCCTCCTGGTTTGTCTGTGGATCAAAGATTCTCATGTTGTCCTGTTTGGTTACTGCAATTGGGGTAGTTCTTGGCACGATAATGAAATTCATCTGAATGCCAGTTGCAGCCTTAACGTATCCGCCTACTTCCTGACCTGCAGTTTCACCATCATAAAGGGTGATTGCAGAATACATTCTGTTTTCAGGGGTTACGATAAGAGGGCATGAGTCGATTGAAGGAACCTTAGTAGTGATTCCACCAGCTGAGAAATCAACTGACTGAAGCTTACCAAGTACTGCCATTTCGACTTCCTGAAGCGCATCATAAGTGATATGGATAACCAGTTCACCATTGTGTCCTGCCTGTCTTACCTGCTTGATACCGATCTTGATCTTCTCAAGAATGGTAGCTGCTGCAGGAGTATAGGAGTAAACCTTATTTGCTTCATCTGCTGAAGCTGACAGCTTAGACAGTCTGTAGGCATCTATTTCAGGATGAACTTTCGTTCTCTGGAATTCGCCCATGACCATTCCGGCAGTGGCAACAAAATTAGTTTCATCAACATCGTTGGCATCAAGTCCGAACTTTCTTCCTCTGTCCTGAGTCATGCTCTTTGTTTCGTACTCGAAATTCACGTTACCCTTAACAAAGCCAGTGTTACCTGCTCTGCCATAGTTTCCAAGTCCGTCAACAGAAACCTTAGGAATCTTTACTTCCTTGCCTCCTGCGTACTTTACCTGACCTGCGTTGGCATCCATCCAACCTGTGACCATTTCCTTTAGTGCCATTTTGTCGAGATTGTCCTGAAATACGGTTGCGTATGCTATTGTGTTTGCCATTTAAATACATCTCCTCTTTCTTTTTATAATCCAAGTGCTGCTGCTACTTGGTCATTTAGTGTCTTAGCTGGGTCTGCAGGATTTCCACCAGGTAACTTATTTTCAATTACCTTTGGGTCATCCTTTTTTAGTGGATCAACTTCTTTGAAAAAACTAGGCGCGGTTTCTTTGGTCTGCTTAACCAGATTGTCCAGGTCCTTAATGTTCCCGTCCTTATCTAGTTCAAACTTGTCCAGTCCACCAGCCTTGAAAATTGCATATTCAGCATCGGTGGCACCCGCTTTTTCAAATGCTCCTTTGACTTTTACCATCTTGTCCTTGTCTGAAGCATCCTTTTCAAGTGAAGCTACCTTAGCTTTGTAATCATCGATTTCTTTTTGAAGGGTTTCATTGTCCTTATTCCCGCCCTTTAAAGTTTCCATGGACTTGTTTGCTTCCTTCAACTGATTGGAAATGTCGTTGAACTTATCCTTAGGAACCGCATTCTTTGGGAATTCAGCATTGATCTCGGTCATAGCTGCGTTAACATCCACCACTCCATCCTTTGTGTACTTTTCGATTATTTTCTTGATCCATTCCATTGATACAACCTCCATACATTTTTATACAGGTCTGTGCCTGTCCGGGTTCTCTGAATCTTTATGCTCTGCAGATACCAAAAAAGAGCAATATAAAAAAGCCTTAGAAAATAAACTCTAGGGCTTAATCACCACCTTATTCTATTTACACACGGTTATCACATCCGATAACTGGAAGATGTGGGATCACTTCCTTTCACCTGTTAAGGTTATCCGTAAAGTTTCTCATACTCATCTTTGTGGTTCTTTTTCAACCACTCCATGTAATTACCTTCTACAAGCTGCTTGGTCTCCTTATCTCTTCTCAGTGTGCTTTCATAGCCATTGACGATTGATGTACATCCGCATCGACAATTGATATCTTCTGCAGGTACGCCGAACGTTCTAGGCTGCAATGCCTGGGCGCCTGATCTACTGGTGAACATTTCATCTTTGCCAACTATTTGACCGTCAAGATGCTGATGTGAGACTCTTGTCTTTCTATCAAGTGTGGATATCCATTTCTTTTGGATCTGGATTCCCATACTTGCAGCAATGTCTTGAGCTTCCATCCTGGCCAAAGAGTTTATTCTTCCTGATTCAGTCCTGATGATGGTCTTTGCTTTCTTATAGCTTGTACCCTGCATCACCTCTGACAACCTTCTGGCCATTTTGCGATTGTCATAGCCTTGGATTAAACCTTCCTCTAGCACTGATTTGATTTGCTTTTGCGCTGTAGGAAGATAATCTTTATAAAGCCTCTCTGATAATGGAATTCCATTTACAGGGAACTCTATAAGCTTCTTGATTTTATTCTCATCTACAAAACCAAATGAAAATTGCATCTGTGCCTGGTTCTCTATGTTGTACCACTCACCGAAATAGCCATATTCAAGCTCTTTAAGGTCAGCCTTATAGGTTAGGTCCTTAACGCCATCAGTCAGAGTGGTGAGCTTATCGTCAATCTGTTTGTACATAGACTGCATTCTTGTCACCTGCATCATTTGCGCATAACTCATTTGAGGATGCTCTGCCATGAATGTTCCTATGCTATAACTTAGATCTTCTAAGGAGTCTTTGAAGAGAATCTCCAGTTCCTTGTTTATCTGTGCTTCAGTCTTATTTGATAATCTTTCGATTTCCAACCAGAACTTATTAGGATTCTTCGCCAATTGGATCACCACCCATCATCGTGCTAACAAGGTTCTTATCGACTTCATAAGGACCTTCGGCTTCAAGTTTTGCTTTTTCTTCCTCAAAGTCTAATTCAAGGATTTCGCATACAAGCTTTAACTTGCTTTCCTCACTTATTGGCGACAAGATGACCGTCTCAATCTTTTGATTGGTGGTCTCAGCCTTTGCCTTCTCATTGGTAACTATGTTATCCTCATTGACCATCATTTCCCTGGTAATTATAATTTGAGGATCCTGATATAAATACTTTGTGCTTAACCTAGTATTGATCTCATCCGTCATGACCTTGATAAGGTCTCTCAGGACCATTCTGAGCTTAGGTTCTACCTTATTGCACTTAAGATCTAAAAGGCTATATCTAGACTTGATAACAACGTTGGTGATGTTACTATCTCCTACCTGAGAAGAATCGAATCCCATACCAAACTTGTAAATCCCTTCTTTATCCAGTTCAAGCTTTACCTTCCTGGCTTCTGTCGGAATATCTACAGTCTTGACTTCTAGACCACCTTCACTGTCTACACCTATTGTCTTTCTTGTCTTCAGGTTATTGGTTAGTGCGTCAAGGTCATCTCCTGCGTATCCTCTGACCACGTAAATGGCTTCCTGGAAGTCCTGAAGATTATTTGATAGGGAACAAGCCATTAAGTCGTAATCATCAATCAAGGCCTTAATAGGCTCTAAATCGGTGCTTTCTTCTTTGTTGTTCTGAAGCTTGAAGAAAGGAATATATCCTAAGCCTCCACCGTCATAGTAGGCTTTATCATCCTCTAGGGTGATGTGTGGCCTTGGATTAGGCTTTGCAGTATCATCCAGAACGTAAGTGTTCTTACCCTTCTCCTGGGTGAAGTAAGTTGTATTCTTATCAGTCCAAACTTCAGCCTTTATGATCTCAATGTCCTTGCCTTCTTTGTCCTGAATCGTTGTTGTGTAGTACCTTAATATTCCTAGTTCCTTACCCATGTCCTGTTCATCCTTGACCAGGATAACGCCTAATGAATCAGCCACAGCAAATCCCATCTTTCCGTCTGCTTTACGATAGGTATAGATGTATTCAAGGCCTTTATTGGCAGCACTCTCAAGCGCATCACGAATAAGAGACTGGAACGATTCTCCAAAGTAGGCTTCAAGCTCTTTCTGATATGTTTCGTCCTCAACTTTTATTTGAATTGGATTACTGGCCAGATAATTAACTTTCTGGTCTACCAATTCGGTATGATAGCCATGAGGGATCTTAATGTTACTGCGATTCTTCTCTTCTACCATTACGCCTTCAGAGTTGAAGTAGTAAAGCTTGAAATCTAGGATGTCATGCCTTCTGCTGTAATATTTAAGGCCTTCTCTTGCCTTCTCTTTCTTCTCGCTTTTTACATCATGCTCAATGGCCTTTTGAATTGCCTTTGCTGCATTGCTATAATTCTCTGAAAAAATATCCTTTATCATATCCTCACCCCTTTATACAAGCCAATTGTTTTGTTTCATGTCATCTTCCATTGCGTACCTTAAAGCATCGATTAAGTGATTGTCTTTATCTACAGGAACAGGAAGAACATTTCCGTTCTTATCTTCCTTGTATTTATACTTATTTATCTCAGCTTTAAAAGATTTGCATCTTGGATGTACTATAATTTCAAGCCCTTTAAGGAACTTGATACCATACTCAATGCTACCAGGACCCTTCTTGGCGCCCTTGGCATTAATGCCTAAAGATTTATACTCTGCAACTGATTTAGGCTCTGCACTGTCGCATATGACTCTCTCTCGGCCTGCTTTTTCTTTAACCATTGGAGCAGATTCAGTATTGAGAAGCTCAATAGCTTCAATCTCATCACAAATGTAAAGCCTCTTCCTGGTCTTGTCATAGTGAGGCTTGATATAAGCAAATGGATCTTCTGCAAATCCCCAGTCAACGCCATGTCTGAAGTTGTCAAAGGTCTTCTCAAGTTCAGTGAAGTCCTCAACTCGCCAGTTTTTGAAGATGACAGCCCCAAGGGTACCCCAGTTACCTAATGTATAAACTTCGTAATAGTATTTATCAGTTTCATTCTCAAGTGCTGCTATATCATCCGCTGTGAGGAATCGATTGTCTTTGTAGGTAGTCTTCAGGATGCTGACATTATCCTTTTCAACATACTGCTTATCATCTTCCCAGATGTCGAAATACTGAGTGTATAGCCAATGATCCTTGAGTATAGGGTTAAAGCTTAAGGTCAATCGTTTAATGACTGAAGAGCGGCCTCTAAGCCTCTTATCCAACTGCTTGATATCCTTGTAATCACACTCGGTAGCTTCTTCCACCCAAATGTCTGTTATAACGCCATCTACTGGAGTAATAGACTTTACTTTTTCAACGTCATCCAGACCACAGAAAAGGATCTGCTTATTGTTAAGCTTGCAGGTAATGATCATGTCTGTCTTATTGACATTGAAGAACATAGCCAGGCCAAAAGCATTAATTGACTTAGTGACTTCATTCAGCACTGATCGCTTGATGGTGCTTTGAACGTTTCTGACTATCAGGTAATTGCGCTTACCCTTGACAATATCCAATACTGTTCTTTGGGCTAAAGAAAAAGACTTACCACTGGAGGACCCTCCAAAGTAAATCTGATATCTGTTGTTATTGTTTAATTGATACTTGAGGTAGATCTCATTGAAGACCACGGGATCAATTTGTAAATTAATCGCCAAAGTCCTCACCACCAATTATGATATTAACATCATGCTCTAAGGACCCTGTGACATCAACATCCTTGCGGTCTCTCCACTTATCAGGTCTTCTGTTCTTAAGCCAGAAGATTTGCGCTGTTGTGTCAGGTGCTACTTGCTTTTTCACTGATTTAACAGTGCTGAGTGTCGTTATACGATTGCCCATGGCATTGTATAAGGCCTCTCCGAATTCATTGGTAGCATCAGTCATTTCCTTGGTTTCTTCTTCATAATCGTATCCAAGCGCCCTCTTAAGCAAGGCATTTTCCACCTGGATGTCTACAACTTCTTTTCCCCTTTTTAAGGTGTCTGAAATGTCAGGATACTTATTCTTCCAATCGTACAAAGTAGCTCTTGTTATTCCCATATTTGCCGCTATTTGCTCATCTGTTAACCCGTCTCTAGCCCAAGATTCTAACTTCAGCAAGCCTTCAGGGGTTAGCCAGTATTGATATTTACCTTTCGCCATTGAAGGTCACCTCCCTTTCATCTTGTCTGCTTAATTACTCCACCTTCGACTCTATAGCTGCTGTGTTCCATGCACTGTTTTAGATCCGTATATTTTCCGGTTCGTTTAATGTTTCGAGATCCACAGTATGGACATGACATATAACCTGCATTATTATTTATGCACTCTGTCAAAGCTATAAACTCTTTTTTACACTTAATACATAAAAAGACTTGATACATGACACCCACCCCCCTGACCCCCCCTCCCAGATTTGAGCAAACTAAAAACCCTCACATTGCTGCAAGGGTTTCTGTACTAGGAGAAATCTATTTATAAAATCACTAGCTTAACTATAGCAGATATAAAAAAGGAATTCATAAGTACTTTGGGATTTTGTGAGTATTTTGGGATTTTTAGGAATCCATTTCAAACACCTTGCTATATAGCTTTCTAACCGTTGATACATCACAATCTAGTTCTTGCGCAACCTCTTTGAGTGGTTTATTGTCATAGACTATTCTTTCGAATATTAATCTTGTTCGTGAGTCTGGTATTTTTAAGATTACCTCTTCCATTTCTTGTTGCAGATAAACGAGATCTCCAATAGCCTTCTGAAGTCTCTTTTCCATTGATCTAACCAGGTCAGTTTTCTTTAAGTCTACTCCTTCAACGTGAACACTATGTTGCGTATAAGGAAACTCAATACTTGATCCTTTAACGATATCATGAATGACTGCTGCCTCTGATTTTTCTTTTTCAATTCTTTTCCCAAGATTTATGATTTCATTTTTCTTGGTGTAGTATTCTTTGATTTTCTCTTTCGTCATGCTTCTCCCCCTTCACGGTTACGATAAATCCCCTTTTCTTGGCTTTTACCTTATAATCCCTTGCTTCCTGTGCTGTGCTGCACTCTAATGTCATATTGTTGTCGGGATTTGTTGTATGTACTAAGGTTAAAATGTACTTCATTTGGATACCTCGCTTATCGCTAAATAGAATAATAAAGAAAGCTCAAACCAAAATATGAAAGTCAATCTAACCCTTGGTACATCACTGATTATGAAATACTCCAACGCTATAAGAAATGTTGCAGATAAACAAATCGAGAATAATATTTTAATTAGCTTAAATGGATTCATTCCTCTCTCTCCTCTCCCTGGTAAGGATATACAGTTTCTTGCCCTAGCATCATTCTTTTAAGCAGTTCCAATCGTTCGAGCATGACATCAAGACTTTGAGTATTTTTAAAAATTAAAACGAAATCATCATCTGAATACCTGAAATTTCTTGCATCTGTTAATTCTCCAACTGTTCCAGTCCCTCTATTTTCCTGGAGAATTAATCTTCCTTCACTTGATCCATGCAATGCCGGTGTAATAAGAATTTTTCCATATCCAAAGGTCAATTTTCTTTTCATATCTGCGCCTCAATTCCAAGAATTACATAACCTTCAGCCATACCTAAACCGCTGTGTATGTAACTTATATTTGCTAATAATCTTACTGTAGTTCCTATTACGTTAAAGACAATCGTATCATTTACCTGGTAATCCCTATCATTTAACCTAACTTCAAATTTCTTTTCTCCAGTTACTAAGCGGTCATAATACATTTTCTGGATCTTCAAATCATGAATCATTTTCTCTTTCCCCTCCTATACTTCTTGTCATCTCTCGTGCAAATCCAACGGTCATAAAGCCTATACAGTGCCATCATAACTATCAAAACAACCATCATGGCTATTATCCATTTGACTTTCACTTCTCTATCTCCTCTGCGTCTAGCCACTTTTCTATTGTTCCTAAGTGTCTAATAACAGTTCTTGTTGTAAATCCTGTCTCTTCTGCAATTCTGAGTATTTTATTTCTCCTTTTGTCAGTTTCTGGGAAAAGCCAAGCATCATATACTTTTTGTTCGTTTTTAGTAAGTTCATCGTTTACAACAACTCTAGGTTCAAATATTCCTCGTTTCATCCTCTAACCCCCACTGCTATCACTCTTCCTAGTGCTGTACTTCCCCAGCATAACAAGATCGGTTTCTCAATTCTTTCCTTTGGTGGCTTGGTGTAGTTATATTTTCTAGGTATTTTTCTCATTCTGCTACCTCCCTCTTTCTTTAATCTTGCTATCCAGTCTAGCTATAAGCACTCCGGTTTTTGTTAGCTCTGGGTCCTGGAAGATAAGTTTTTTTCGATTGAGTACAAGCATTTCATAATCAGTAATTAGTATCAGATTTTCTAGCGTGATGTTTTTTGTATCACCATCTTTGAATAGTAGCTTATGCCCTTCAGGTACGGGACCATTTGATTCTTCCCAAAGGACTTTATGCTTTAAAGTCCATACATTCGGCTCTTCTGTTTTGACAAGTGTATAACCATCCGTATCAACTCTTTCGCTTCCAACCGCCCTATGGTTTTTAGGTGTGTGGCCTTTCTTAAACCATCCTTTTTCGCATCCTGCAAAATAAATACCTTTTTTGTTTTTATTGGATGGTACCTGGCCTTTTTGAAATCTCCCATCGAGACCGCTGTTTATATCATGATTGCCATAATATGACTTTAGCTTTCCTCTGGTGTAAGCTGTTCCGAATGTTATATTAAGAAGATCAGCCATTTCTTTAGGTCCTACACCTTTATGATTTTTTTCAATGAAGTCTGTGATTTCTTTTGGGAATAGCTTTGATGCTGTACCTGGAGGAATCCCTCCAGTTGTTCCACTTTTCAAACCTCTATTGCTTTTATAGGATTTCATCTGGCTTTCTGTCATATTGCAGTCAAATTTTGAATTAACTAACTCAACAAGCTGCTTAGTTTTCATTCCTTCAACATTTTCTTGAATGAAAATATGGAATTCTTCCGAATACTTTTTCATGGCTTACCCTTCCAGCATTGGTGGCTTAGTCTTATCTGCATCCTCTGTTTCTTCATATGCTATTTTTGCTCTTAATACAAGGTTTCCATTGCTGATCACCTGTGCTGCAATAGATGACATTGCCTTAGTTCTATTAATCTCTTTTTTTAGATCCTCTTCTGAAAGGCTGTCATCGTCAAGTCTTTCCAGTTGTGCGAATAGATAGTTATTTAGATCTCCTAGTGTGTTTTTCAATATCTGTTCCTCCCTGTTTCTTCTTCTCATTCGCTTCTTTTGCGAGCTGCTTTTTCAAATCATCGTACAAAATCCACTCTCCACCAAAGGTCGCCCTTGAAATATGCCTTGATACCCATGTGAGCTTTACATTAGGATATTTGTAAATAAACATCTTCTTTCTTAACTCGCCTTGTTGTGTAGCGGTGCCCATTGTTTTGACATCGATGCACTCAACTGATCCGTCCAGGTGATAGATAAAGAAGTCTGGAGTGTAGGTTATAGCTTGATAAGATTTCCCATCGACACCCTTGAACTTAGGTTGCAATTCATACTTAGGTTGAAGCTCAAAATTTTGTATCATTTCCTTAGCCTTGCAGTCCATGAGGTAGGTGTAAAACCTAGCCTCATCCCTACTGTCAAACTTTATGCCATCTACTATGATGTTTTTATTGCCATATTTATTCTTTTTTGGCATCTATTCACCCTCTCTCATCTTTTTCAGCTTTTCCATAATATCCTCACCATCCGTTTTCTTTTCAGGAATATTGCTCCATCCAAGCAGCTTTTCTTCTTCCTGCTTGTAGTCGTAATTTCTTTCAGTAAAATCTTTTTTAACCTCTTTTCCGTTCTTATATTGAGGTTTTTGAGCGTTTCTTCCTTTGGCTTTCCAGTTTTTTAAGATTCCCTCGACATAACTGATTCTGGTGATGTTATTGATTGCAGCTTCTTTAAGTGAATCTCTGGTCCAGTCGTAACCATAAGTCTGTACTAGGTCTATTAAGATTTCTGCCTGGACTGATGATGCAATTCCAAATCCAGCCCTAGCATAATCATCGAAAATTTCTTTATTCACATTGACAGCAACAACGGTGACAGCTTCTTCTTGTTCTTCTTCTAGTTCTTTTTCTTCTTCTTTTTCTTCTTCTTTTTCTTCTTCTTTTTGCGGAAGTGTATCGATACTGTATGGATACTGTATGGATAGGGGTTTTAATTTAAGTCCAATACTTAAACACATGGCGTGATAATGTTTGGTAAAGGCTTGATTCTTAACGGTTTCAAGCTCTCTGTTGATTAAGGTAATCACCTTTGGACTCGTACTTTTGTTGTATTTTATCCAATTAAGCAAATAGATCTCTTTTGTCACCTCGGAATACTGTATTTTGTTTCTGTTTATCATGGTTTTGAGGTGTATTGATACAGTATCTATAGGGTATCCAAGTTGCATACTCATCATTCTTTTGGAGATTTCATAGATGCCTATTTGATTCGTGTAAGGATTAGTCATCAAATAGAGATAGAAATACTTTTCTTCTGGCGTCCACTCCAAAACTTCTGGATCATTCCAAAATGTTGTGTGTATCTGCCTATAAACTGCCATTTATTCACCTTCTTTCTTTAAAGAGAGGCTCATGCCCCTCACTCCTAAAAAGGAATATCTCCATCGTCAACTGGTGTCATGTCTTCATAATCAGACCCTGAAGAACTGCTAGTATCTGAATCTTTCGCCCACTGCAGAAACTGAACTTCCTCTGCAACAACTTCTGTGACATAGACTTTGTATCCGTCCTTGTGTTCGTATGATCTCGTTTGGATTCGTCCAGCGATTCCCATTAGGAGACCTTTTCTCATATGTTGTGCTGTTGCTTCTGCTGATTTACCCCATATAACAACCGGGATAAGGTCTGCTTCTTTCTTCTCGTCCTTGCTGAATCTTCTATCTACTGCCAGGTTGATTGTTGTCACCGCTGTGCCATTGCCTGGAGTGTATTTGAGTTCTGGATCTTTTGTTAGTCTCCCAATGATTACTACTTTATTCATTTATTACCTCCTCTACGGGCTGAAATATCCCAATAGGCACTAATGTCACATCCTTAATAACAACGTGGTGTAACCCTATTTGAAATAATCCGCCGGCAGTCCAATCGCAAATACCATCTTTTTTTATCCTATGTTCGCACTGAGTAGGATCGGTATATATATTTCCGCATGATGGACACTTGAATCTCTTGTTTGTTTTTTTGAAATCGTCTAAGGTTTCATAAATTGATACGGATTCAAGCTTGTCGAGGTCGGGGAAATGAGCTTTCTGATAATAGTTAGGCCAAGAATAGTCCCTGTTTTTTTCAAAACTATCAACCACTTCATCAACAGGAATACCTAGCTTTCTGGAATAGCTTTCGATCATTTCTCGAATCCATATTAATTCTTTATCAAACCGTCTGCCGCCACTTCGTTCCACTGTGTTCCATCGTTCGTCGTGTTCAAATTTACTTATTAATTCATCTAATTTATTCATTCATATGCCTCCCTAAATTTATTTCCATTCCCTTATCTGCAATATATACTGGCTTCCCGATAACTTTTTGAACCTCTGTTCTGAATTCATCTGCATTACTATTGCTGTCGGATAGATGGATCAGGACGATGGTCTCTAATGTGTCGGACATCTCCAGTTGTTTGATTGCGTTCTCCAGGCTTAGATGTGATTTAATAATTCTTTGAGCTAGTTTTGTATTGAGAGTTCCTTGAGCTACCTTATCTTCTATAATTTTTAAGCTGTAATTAGCTTCGATAAGGTAGTGATCCAGTCCTCTAAAGTCGTACGGAATCATGTAGGTGTCTGTCGCAAATACTAAACTTCCCATTTCTGGATGATAGATAAGGAACATGCAAGGCTCTGCAGCATCGTGCTTAGAGTTGTAGGCGGTTATGACATATCCACCAATCTTTACAATTGTCTCTTCTGGAATCATTTCACATAATGTCTTGCGTGATAGCCCTATCGCTTCTCTGGTGCCTTTCGTACTGTAAATGGGTATTCCCATGTTGTGAAGCTCTATTGCTGATTTGGAGTGGTCAAAGATGCTCGTGGGTGATTAAGCAACCCACGACATCTCTAAAGTTAAAGTTAAGAGCGAGCTTTATATCTTTGACGTTTACGCCTGCTTCTAATATCAAAATATCTTTGGCGCTTTTTAAGATATAACAATTGCCTTTTGATGATGATCCTAAAACTTCGAGTATCATTTGTACCTCCTTTAATCTAAATATTTCCAAATATAACCGCCTGCTTGTTTACGTGTGAGACCTGGACGATATTCATCTTGAGATGCTACCTGTGTTATGTTTCTACTGCATACCCCTGAAGCTTTTGAAGCTACAACGGCATTGACATAACACGCTATAAAATCACCTTCTAAATTTAACTGAACAATCAATTTAGGCCTCTCGATTTGGTTATATCTGTTCATTGCTTTTATCATTTCTGGTTTATTTTTAATGGCATGAGCTATATTTTCACTCGGTGTAACCCATTCAAGATTCTCGACTGAGTTATTATTTTTGTTCATATCCTTATGATTTACCTGAGGTTTGTTTTCCGGATTAGGTATGAATGCTTCGCATACCAATCTGTGCAGTCTAAAGGTTTTTCTTTTACCGTTTTTCATAAGAACAACTGTAGGATAATAATCAGATTTGGCTTCAGGTTTTGCTATACTACCGTCTAATCTCGAAACTCTTCCAGTGTTAGAAATTTTATAGAGATTTTCATAACCTTTAATCCATTTCCACTCTTCTACCATTTAAAACGGCACCACACCAAGTGATGGATCTTCTTCTTCAGGTTCCTGCACTGGTTCGTTCTTCACTTGAGCTTCAACAATGACTTTCTCGGTCGTTTCATCCTCTTGCTGCACTTCGTACTCTGCTTCGTTGATGATGTTCTTTGAATCGTACTTAGGTTCGTCCTCTTCATCTGTGGCGTTATTGATTGCTTCTATGAGTAGGTCGCTATCATCTGAAGTGTTCCAGTAAGCTTTGCAAGCTCTGTTGATAACGGATTTCTTAGCCATTTCCTCAGCAAAGTTTTTATGTGCTGGCGAATTTCCTTTCATTTGTCCCTGATTCCATGCAGCCTTTACCTGAGCCATGGTCATAATTTCTGTATGGATAGGTCCATCCTCTCCTAAAATTACCGCGAACACTCCAAGGATTTTTGTTATATCGATAGTTGAGAAGTTAGGTTTATAAGACTTAACCACCACTGAAGCGGTCTTGATGTCGTACTCTGTCTCAAAGACGTCACCCTCGTATATGACATGAGCTTTTACATCTTTGATTCCCTTCAATCTCTTGGTGACTGCTATAGTCCCTAGATAGGATCTAGAAAGCTGTAGTTGTGTTCCGTATGGTATGAAGTAGCATTGCTTCTTCGCCGGTGACAATCCCTGGATGACCATGTCAAAGAGTGTATTTTGAATAGACATTGCGGTACATACCTGAAGTACAGGCTTGCCATCCTTCTTTGCTTCGTTTAGAAGTAACCATGCACTCTTCAGTGCGTTCTCAGGGCTGTAGTTGGTTGGTAATGCTATCTGATTTTTCTTGGTGAGATCCTCAATCTGCTGTCTCACCTTCTCAGATATTGCCACCTGCTGAGTCGTTGGTTTTAATTCCTGTGGTTTAGTTATTGGTGCTGCCATTACTTTGTTTCCTCCTTGATTTTTAGTTTTCCGATGATTGTTTTTGCTTTGTCCTTAAAGGGTTCTATCTCCACCTCTGGTACATTGATCTGGACAACTACGCCATGTACTACTCCTTGTGATGACATTAGTTCCACCGTGTCATTAACCTCTACTTCTTCCGGTGTGTAGTAGGTGTACGCTCTGCCCTGTGGGTTCCCACCTCTTAGGAATATGACCTTGATAATGTTTGTTTTCATTTTTATTCCTCCTAATCGCAATATGAATAGTTACAATGCGGACATCCTGTTACAAATTTAGAACCGGCACGCTCTACAGTAATTCCACTCGTGTATGTGCCCCTTTCAATAGGTGCGTAAATTTGTTGTCTGCATTTGTAGCAAACTCCAGATGATGGGGCAAAATGTGGAAGTTTCTTTTCACTCGTATAGTTCTCTTGTGCTTCGATTGCTTTATTTACATCAAACATTTTTCTATTCCTCCACTCTTAATATTGGTTCGGTCTCGTCTACAAATAAGTTGATGATCTGTGATTTTGTTGGGATGATCCTTGTGACTGATTCCCTGTTATCCAGGAAGATAGGACCTGAGACCTGGTAGTATTCGCCTAAGCTATTTATAATATCGAGGCCACCATTTATTTGTGCTGCACTGTTTGCATTTCCAAAAGGGACACCATCTATCAATGCTTCGCAAGTTTCAGTGATTCCACCGTTTACCTGAGTGCTGAAGAGCTTGAAGCTGACATTTGAAAACTTGCCATTGATGTTTGACTCTAGCAATTCTACTTTTGTCTTGATGAATTGCTCACATAGATACTCAATGCCCTCTGCATCTGCGTAACGTTGTGAGACTTCTTGAAGCTCTTTCTCTAACTCGGATACTCTTGCTCGCAATTCCTTGTTGTGCTGTTCCTGAGTTAACTGAGCTTCTAGATTCGATATTTCTGACTTGAGTTCTAATTCTCTATCCTTTAGCTCTTTTCTTGCTTGCTCTCCGTCATCTGCTCGGTAGCTTGTCTCAAGTTTATTGAGTTCTTCTTCCATATGGATGTACTCTGGAATCTCCGTAAATGGCACAATGACCATTTCTGAAAGCTTTGAGTTTAATTCAAGTATTTGCTCAACAACGTGGTTGACATGCTTTTCCTGTTCGGTGATCAGAAAATTAAAATCAACTATTTGATGGTTTATTGTGTCAATTTTCTCTTTCGCTTTTTCTGCATCCGCCTGAACATCTGTAAGATATTTAGCTTTCTCCTGGTTAAAATTAGCTTGAAGCTCTTCTTTCTTTGCTTCGATATCGCCTGAGTCAAACGCTCTCTTGCAGGTCGGACATGCTACGATATGACCAGGAACGCCTAGCTCTTCTTTGAATCTGGTCATGTACTTTTTCCTTAGAATAACTAGATCGTTCTCGAGAATCTTCTTTTCTGATTCTGCTCTGGTGATCTTCTGCTTTGTTTGTTCCAATAGGAAACCTACCACTTCTTTTTCATCTACCTTGTGCTTGAGCTCACTCTCGGCTTCCTTCTTTGCCTTGCCGGAATTTGTTGTGTAGTTGTATTCGAAATCTCTGAGCTTGTTCTTCAGGTCGTAGATTTCACTCTTTATCTTCAGTTTTCTTTCATCGGAACTGGAACCATTGCTTAGTGATTCCTGGACCTGATCCAGTCTTCTTGTCTGCACTTTCTTCATTGCTTTGAGGCTCTCGAAATCTAATTCTTTAATGCTCCTAGATGCTTCATCAATCCTTGTTGGAATCGCCTTGATCTCATCATTCAGCTTGCGCTTGGTGGCTTTCGTCTGTGCAAGAAGTTCATCTATCGTCTTATCCTCTAAGTGCCCCTCAAGCGGTGCTAGGCCTAGTTGATAATGAAGGACCTGTTCATCGTTGATGTCGCCTAAGATTTGTAGCAAGATTTCTCTTCTCTTCTTCCACTCGGTATTCAAGGAGAAGAACAAAGGGTTCGTGATAAGTTTGAAGAGGTCCTCATTCAGAAAGTCGTTGATCTTATTTTTGTACTCTGTCTGGCTGACCGGAACTTCGTTGATTTCAAATATAGTTTCATGTCCTGTCAGGTCCTTTGTTGTATCGCCTCTTCTTTTTGTCCACTTCTCCTTATATGCTTTCTTTAATGTCCAATGCTTACCATCTACCTCAAGAACTCCTGTTACAGAATGTTCAAGGCCGTGCAATGGCTCGTTATTCGAATCCAAAGTTTTGATTTCGAAGGTAGAACGGTCCTTTGAATCCTTTCCAAACATCAACCAGGTGAAGGCATCGAATATTGTTGTTTTTCCTGTGGCATTATCGCCTCGGATGTTGGTGATCTGATTGAAGTCAATGTCTAGGGATTTGATTCCCTTGAAGTTTCTGAGTTCTAATCTTCTAAGTTCTATATTTTTCATGCTTTAAGCCCTCCGATAAATTCGTCAAATGATGAGTTGCATGCGCTTTGATATGCTTCAGTCGGTTTGTGGAAGAAAGTGTAATACGTAGGCATCTCACTTTTCATTTTTATAATTTCGATAAAGTCGATGATACAAATACCATGCGTTGTAACTTCAATCTTGTATCTACCTGGATTCTTCTCCATTTCCGTGAGCATTAGTTCGATGATTTGCATTGTTTTATCCATTTAATTTGTCCTCCTCTGTGTACCAATACTCTTTAATGACATTCTTAGCCTGTTTGTTAAACGCTCCGATGCTTCTGTTTCTCCACGTTTTTATGAAGATATAGCCTACAAGTTCTTCGATGGTTGCGCTTACTGAGTTGAGGGAACAACCTATTCGAGTTTGCCCAACTCTTAGGGCTTCACTTTGCCCCACCTCATTAACTTCATAATCGTAATCGTTGATTCCAAATGCTTCGCAAATCGGCTTGATAGTCTCTAAGACTTCCAGCCTTTTTTGCTGTGTATAAACCATGTCTCTCACTTTTATTCCTCCTGTGGTATAATTCATTTGTAAATATTCCCTATCGCCTTTCGAGATTGCTGTCTCGAGAGGCTTTTTAATATGCATTTTGACTTGTGTGCCTGATAAGGTATGCGACCTCTCTGGTCTTATACCAGTTCTCTTGTGAATGTGATGTAGCTTATATTCTTCCAATCTTTCTCCTTTCTTGTCTCTTAAGCAGCCTTTCTCTGAAATCATCTTTTGATAGCTTTATCATTCCTGCACCTTCCTCTCAAGGGTGTACCCGTCTGGATTGATCCCTAATATCAGGCATTTTCTAATACTGCTAGTGGCTCCACCCTCATGAGTTCCGAGTTGAAGAAAATCTTTGACTATAACCCAATTTTGATTTCGTTCTCTGTACGTCTTAGTCATATAAAATATGAAATTTTCGAGCAGCCTATATTCCATGTCTATTGTTGATTCATTCATTCCTGCACCTCGAATTCGCCTAGTTCAAAATAAACTCCACACTTAGGGCAAACCATTGGCATTCCTTCATGTTTCCCGAGCCATGGAACGCCTGCGTTTTCTTCGAACTCCTCATATGGGATTTGGATCTGGAAGCTTCATCTATTCTCGTTGGAATGGATTTGATTTCAGTATTAAGCTTTGCTTTGGATGCCTTAATCTGCTTGACCAGGGAATCAATATCTTCTGCATTCTCTAAGTGCACTCTGAGGCCTGCGAGTTCCGGATTGTAATCCATGATTTGCTCTGGGGTAATATC